CTTTGATGGTCTGTTGCGATGCGCGGATCTGGTTGATGGCGTCCGAAATGGCTTTGCGGACGCTGGCGGCGTCTTGGCGCCTGTCGAGCGCGGCGAATGCCTGCCGCAACTGCGCGCCTTCTTGGTTTGACACGTTGCCCAGCGCGCCGCCTGTGGGGGACGCCTGCCGCATGTTCTGCAACTCTTGAAAGCCCCCCCGCGCGGAGATCTTGTCAAACAACGCCTCGGCCTCGCGGCCTGCTGAAGTGATGCCCGGCAACCGACCAGCAGCGATACCCGTGATGCTGCTCAACCCTGGATGCTTGGCCAACGTCTCCAAGTCTTTGATGAGCGTGTTGGATGTGGTTTCAAACGTCTTGACGGCTGATGTGGCTTGAGGGAACTTGGCTTCACGGTTCTGGCGCTCTTTCGGCGTCAGGCTTTCCATGAACTGCGGCGGGGTCATGCCGACCGCTTGATCACGCGGCACATACTTCACTTGGCCAGTGGCCGGGTCAACCACAGGAATCGGCGCTGGCGGTTCCCGGGGCTCACGCGGCTGCGCGGGCGGGCGTTTTGCCTCGGCCAACTGACGCTGGTAGTCAAAGAACGTGCCTTTATACCCTTCGCTCTTGGCCAACTCGTAGCCTTGCATGTCAGGAGAAGGTGTATACGTCGGCGGCTGGCGCTGCGCGGCGCGGAATTGTTCATACCCCTGCTGCGTAAGCGGAAAGCCAAGAGCTTGCATTGTGGCCACGTCCGCAGGTGTAGCCGGGGCGGCTGGCGGTGCTGCAGCAGAGGCGCCGTACTGAGCCAACACTTGCGTGCGTTGCTCGGGGGGCATAGCCAAAAGCTGCTGCAACTGCGACGACGCCGTGCCTTCGTCTGTAACTCCCAGTTCAACAGCGCGGCGTGCAAGGCCGGCCACCACATCGTCGGTCGGCGTGCGAGCTGAATCGCGGGCCAGCCCTTGCCAATAGGACAGATTCTTGGCGCGGCCTTCGGCTTCCGACGCAGCGGCTGCGCGCTCGGCGGCGGTCTGTTGTTTGGACCGCAGCATGAGCTGCGAGCCCAGCTCGGGGTCTAGCCGCATGACTTCCGTCATGTAGTTTGCCGCGCTTGGGTCAAGGCTGCGCAAGCGGTTCTGCGTTTCCACCCCGCGCTGGTACTCTTGCATCTTCAGCGCGGCCAACTGGTTCTGCTGCTGGGCCTGCTGAATTTGGCTGACGCGGGAGTATTGCTCCAGAGGGTCTTGCAACTGCAGCCCTCGGAAGCCCCCGGCGATGACAGGATCAAGCGGCATGACTACTCCTTAAGGTCCGGTCGGAGGGCCTACGAACGGTAGTTGCGCCCCGTAAGTGTATCCACCGCCCGCGCCAGGCGTATAGTTCATGCCACTGCGGCCGGCTTGCAACATGTTCAGCATGTCTTGGCTCTGGTTGTAGTTGAGGTACTGCCCCAAGGCTCCGGTCAGCGCGTTAGCACCACCGATGTATGCGGAACCCCGTGCAGACCCTGCGCCCAACATGCCCTGCGCGGCGGCTTGGCCGCCAGCCATCAGGTTCTGGCCGTACTGGCCCGCCATGTTCTGGCCCGCTAGATTGATCTGCTGCGCGGTCGTTCCCCCGACGCCAGCCAAACCAGCAAGGCGGTTGTAGCCTTCGGATTCGCGCGCCCGCGCAGCGTTGTACTCGGTCAATGATCGGTTGTAGGCGTTGCCGTACTCCTGCGACGCCACGTCTTGACCGTATCGCTGCGCGGCTCTCAGCGCACCACCAGAAATGAGCCCGCCACGCGCCGCGGCTTGGCGGTCCATCGCCTTCAAGCCTTCACTTAAACGGAACGCATACCCAGGATCACGAGTCAGATCGACTTGACCTGAGAACGCTGCAGGCATGGCGCCTGTCATGCCCTGCATTTGCGCCAAAGCGTTGGTTCCGGCTTGATAGTACGGCTGCTGCCGAGCTACGCCCTCTTCGTAGATGCGCTGCTGCAGCGCGTTAGCCTCGCGGCTGGCCTGCAGTTGCGCGTCTGCGGCGTCCCGCGCGGCGCCGGCTTGCGTCTTGGCTGCGCTTCGGGAAGAAGCAGCACCCAGAACTGCCGAGCCGATGATGGCGGCTTCAATGCCCATGATGAGCCTCCTTTACGAACATCCCGTCAGGCTGTTCAGTGAACCCCAATCGCTTGAGGATGTCGTTCATATACTCATGCCCCGGCGTCACGCGGGTGGTTACGCGGTCCTTGGCAAACAGTTCTTTCAACACACCCTTAGTCGCCCAGCGCTTACGCCACTCAGGCGCCACAGAAGCGTGTACTTCGTCGTCTTTGAAAAACGCCGCGCCGATGCACTGACCGTCACGCTCAATAGCTTTGACGTCCCAGTCGGCCACCGCTGCGGCGTAGGTGTCAAAATCTATCGGGCGTGACCAATCCGTAGCCGCGTAACCGACTTGCAAGGCTTCGCTACGGTTGGGTACTAGCCGAGTGGTCACGTTACCTCGCGCCCGCTTGCGCGGATGTTGATGGCGCTTGCCGTGCCTGCGATTGTAGAGATGAACCCGCCAGGCGCAAGTGCCGCGCCCACCAGTTCGGGAAACGTGTACGTTTCACTGGCCTGCAGCGTCTTGGTCTTAATGATCAGGTTCTGGTTTCCCGCGGTGTCAGCCGACGTGACCAGGTTGACGCTGATCGTTGCAGCCGAGGCGCTGTAGTTGGTGGCTGTGAACTTGTCGATAAGCGCAGTCACGCCCGTAGCGGTGTACTGCGTGGTTTGCGCAGCTTCGGCTATCTTGGCCGGGATAAGAACTTTGACGGTTACGGTCACGATTTAGCTCCTTATTCAAGTTGCAGCGCGTTGTTTGAGTCGTACTGCATTGTCAACCAATTTGAACCATCGGATACAAGAGTAGCGTTGGCGCCAGAAACGGCTTCAAGAATAGCCGTTGTGGCTGCGCCGCCCGCCAAGGGCACAACATTGCTAGACGCCGACACCAGCGTCTGATTCTGATAGTTCAAAAAATACACCGCTCGCCCTGAGTTGGCGCTAGGAGTGGGTAGCGTTACCGTACAGGACGACCCAGACTTATTGTTGATCAGCCAAGTTTCATTATCCGCAACAGTAAAATTTGAGGTTTTTACTGCTGGCGGGCTAAGATTTGTCAGCGCGTTTATTTGACTTTGCAACTCACCTGTTTGAGAACTTGGCGTAAATTCAACTTGCTGTTGCAAAGAATTAATCTGTTGTTGTAGTTCGACCACACCAAAATTAGAAAGCAATTCGGTTTCTTGCTTTAGCGCGTCAATTTGCTGTTGCAATTCACCGATTTGGTCTGCAGTCTCAGTTTGCTGACGCAAATCATTGATCTGCTGTTGCAACTCGCCGGTTTGGTCTAAAGCCGCAGTTTGCAGTTCTTGCCGCAGTTTACGAAGTAATTCATCGTAAGTTGCAAGCGCAGAATTTACATCTGGTGCTTTTCTTAAGTCATCTAAACTAAGCGCCGAGTCAAATAATGACAAGAAAAACATGTACCACGCGCGATCAATCAACCCTGTGCGAGGGTCAATAAGCGGCACCCGAGGCGGGGTGATCGGCGTGGGGTTGGCGCTGGGCGACGTAGCCATTAGGCGTTTGTCGGGCTGATAATAAGTTCAGCCCCCACGATGGCAATTTTTACGGGGTCGGTGCCGGACAGTTCGTACACGCGGTCGCGCAGCTTGAGCGTCATACCGAGGCGGCGGAAAAACACGCGGCGGTAATACTCGCCGATCTTGCCGATGCCAGCCCAGTGCTCGTTACTCCAAGTGTGCCCGCCGTCGTCGCTCCAGCGCAGCATGACCTGTGGGTCGCTGCCTTGGGTTACAGGCGTCAAATCATCCGAAATCAGGTAATCGTCAGACTCGGTTACAAGGTACTCATCGTTTTCGGTCTGAAGGTATATCGTTTCCGCAATCATGGAGCCGGTAAGACCCACGCCCGATTCCAGATCGATCTGCAGCGCGTGATGCGCGGTGCGCTTGAGGTTATTCTGCCCGGTCGGCAGTGCCCGCCATGTCCGATACCAACGCTGGATCTGGCCATTGTCCGAGTAGTCCTCAAGATCAAAGGCGTAGATGTTGCCGTTCTCGTAGTCGCCGACGATGACTTCGTTGTTGAAGAACATCTGGCAGTTCGACCAATGGCGTGTAAACGCGCCGTTGCTCCAGCCGGCACGCTCATGCCACGCGCCCGTCGCAACGTCGTACACCCAAGTGGTATCGGCGCTTGGGAAGATCAGCACATAAAAGCTGTGGCCGTCTTGCTGGTAGGTGTACCCAATCGCGTCGGCTAGGTTGCCGTACTTTTGGATGTGCCACTCGACCGCGTGCGTGCTGATGCGCTTCCCGGTGTAGCCGTCAGCGCGGTAAACCGTGCCGTGACCACGAGGGTCAGAACCCAGCCAGAACACGCCGTTGTCCATCTTGGCCACCGAGTACGGCGCGGCGCAGCCCAACTCGTTAAACGCGCCTTGAATGCGCTGGAGCGGAAAGTCCGACGCGCCCGTGTTGTACCAGACCTCTACGCTGCTAGTGCCAAAGACCCAGATCTCGCGGAAGTTGGACAACACCGACACCACGCCGTCAGGCGAACCCTCGGCGCTGGCGAAATCAAGTGGGTCAACACTGGTGCCGTCAAGCAGGCTTGTGATCCAAATCTTCTGGCTGCTGGGCTCGTTGAATACGAAGTACCCGTCGAGATATCCTACAGTCGCCGCGCCAGGAAAGTCTAGATCGGTGATCTGGGCAAAGACGTTGGTCGCGTTGTTGTAGATGTAGCTGGGGCCGTTGGCCGCAACGAACAGTTGGGTGCCGTTGTCGGCCATGCTGACCGGCCCCG